TTCGAGCAGAGCGAGGTGTACCAGCGTGTCGTCGAGGCGATCCGTCAGGGTACGCGCAGTATCCGGGAGGTCGCGCTGGCCGCACACACTGCCGACAGACACGCCTCCCGGATACTGCGCTACCTGCGCAACCAAGGGGTGATTCACATCGCAAGCTGGAGGCGCGGAAGATGCGGCCCGCCGACCGCGTTGTACCGTTGGGGCGCCGGAACGGACGCCGTTCGACCGGAACCATTGAAGGCGGCGCTAAAGTGCAAACGCTACCGCGAGAGCCAGCGCCAGAAGTTCGGCGAGAAATACGGCTTTGTCCACGCGGCGCAGAAACAGCACATCCCGGGACGCCGTATCGTGGTTGACGGTCAGGTTATCTACTCGACTTGACCGAGGATTCTGTCGCGGATGCTCTCGTACTGCATCATGGCCCGCGTGCCCATGTGGGCGCTGATCGCTACGAGGACTGACCGGGCCGGGCCGTCGATCCCCTGCCACACGCAAAGCAAGTGAGTCAGCAGACCAACGAACACGCAGATCACGCTGTCCAGCGTCAGTTCGCCCCACACCCACTTTCGGCCCTTTTGAACCTTACCGGCGTACTGTGCGAGAGCCGCAAAAATGGAGAGTCCGAGTGTCGACAGCCACGGTGAATACTCGACGATCCACGTCCATAGGGTTGAGGGTCTTTCGGGCATATCGGCGCTCATTTTGGGTTTCCTCGGATTCTATCAGATTGCGATTCCGGCTGACCAGCCTCCCGACTTGTAAACCGTCAGTTTTTGCTCGTCTTCGAGGTAAGCCAGCCAGCCCACCCGGGGCGTTCCGAAGACCCATGCGCTCCCCGTCCAGATGGCGACGTGTCCAGCGTGAGCGACCCACGCGCCCGTAGGTGACGCGGCTACGATGTACGTATCGCCGGCTGCCGGACTTCCAGGGGGCGTGGCCAGGTCACGGTCGAGTACAGACAGATGCGAGCCGTATCGCCCGATCCATAGCCAGTTGGCGTCGACGTCGTCTTTCCAGCCCGACTCTCCGAGCGCCCATCCGTACTTGAGTCCGCTGCGCGGTTCTGTTGATGCGGCCATTTAGCTGCCTCCGTAGTATTTTCCGTAGTGAAGTCCGTAACCGGACAGATCGAATTCGTGAACAAACTTTTCATGCGAAGTATACCCGTCCCGATGGGATTCAAGTTCAAGACGGAACGAATCTCCTGGGATTCCGGTATCGTCGAATCCGACAGTCGGGGTGAAGGCGGACGTGTTACGCGAAGCCTTGGTGAATCGAATGTACCGCAATTTGGCGTCGAGGTTGGTCACGGGTAGCGAGGCCGCGTTCGCCCCTATGACGGGCCTGTTGTGTGTCGGGGCGAAGTCGCGGGTGTCAGTGTATGTTCCACCTTCAGGATTTCCGTTGACGAAGATTCGCCATACGCCGGTTCCGTCTCGATCCAGTTGAACGTGCGCCTCGACGCCAACCGCCAGAAGACCGGTGGAGGTTGTGATTTTAAAGACGCCGTCAACGACCAGCGCCAGTCCGCCACCCGGAGTCGTGTGCAGGAAGATGTACGCCCCATTGACACCGTCAGGTCTTGCGTCATAAATTGCACCGTCAGCCGCGATTGAACCCGGGGTAATTCGCAACTCAAGGCAGCAAGGCCCTGCCCTCGGAAACAGGTCGGACTCGCTGCCTTCAAACAGGATGTAGTCGCTCGCGTTGTTCAGGTTGAGAAATCCGCCCGAGACGTTGGCGCCCCAGGTTGACCAGATCGAATGACCCTTGGCGTCCGAAAGCGTAGACGTCAAGTCCATCTGCAGCGTCACAAGGTCGGCAAGCGGGTCTGCGCCGAACGCCAACGGCTGAGACGTGCCTGTTATCCCGGTTCCGGTGAACAGGAGGTCATCCGAGGGGCTGTATATTTTTAGCGTGTAGGACGTTCCGGCTTCCGCCGAAATACTGGCCTCGTCCCACGTCAGCGGGACGGATGTCTCCAGGGTACGATTGCGATGCGCCCATGTGACAGACATATCTGGCCCCGCGACCGAGACAGGCCAGAGGACTCCGTTGAGTTTCACGTTGGCCGGCCTGAAAGGCTTGTAGGGACGTGCGTCAAACGTCACTGAAGCCGCCAGATAGCCCTCACCGCTAGACCCATCGGGAGCAACCCGGTAGGCTACGGTCGAACCCGCGACGTTCGACACGCCGTCGCTCAGACTCGCGTCCCACTCGATGAAGCGAATCGGCGTACCGGAAGTCCACACCCTTGGCGTGGTATCGAGCATCCCGCGACGTAGCACCATTCCGGTCGCGTCACCACTTTCGACAATGCAGATTTCCCCTGTAGCGGGTTCTCCGATGATTGCCATCACGCCGGCAGCCGGGTTTGTGCCGACCAGGTGTGACACGGCAACCGATGAGGTGACTTCCGGCACAAGACCTGCTGCAAGTTGCGCGTAACCGATCGTTGGTACGGCTCCGGTGTAGGCGTACTCTGTGTCCCCGAGGGCGTTGACCGCAGGCGAATAGACCTCTGCAAAAGACCCGACGCCCGAGGCCAGTACCATAGCAAACACTTCGGGGTAGGCGATTGCACTGGCGGCGCTGTCGCCCATACTGCGAGCGACAGCGAAGTACGGCGCCGTGATGACCTTCGCTTGGGATAGCGAGGGAACTGAGGTCGTCGGCGGCTCCCAATACGAGCCGTCCGAAACCACATAGCTGTCTGCGGGCATGTCGAACACGTCTTCGATCAACGTGATCCGGATGCCCATCGTCCCGGCCTTGCCGTAGTTGATGTTGGTTATCCGGCAAGGTAGACCGTTCAACCCGTACTCCGGATAGGTGACTTTGATTACGTCTCCGGATTTCCAACGCCATGCCACCCGGTTCGCCTCGACCTCAAAGGTTGCCAGTGGTTGCGAGGCTTTGTTCAATTCCCGCAGGGCCACGCGAATGGCGAGCGATGCGCTTCTGATCCCGTAGTAATTCCGGCTCGATGAGATCAGAACGCCTTGGGCCGAATAGTTCGCCAGATCGTGAACCGTCACTGTCTCTTCGCCCTCGTTGGCTGGGTTCGTCCAAGTAACTACGACCTCGTTGGTCGTCTCCCCCATACCCTTTCGGTTGAACTGTATGATCCGGCAGTTATCTTCAGTCAGTTCGGGAAGCAGACCAACGTCGTAGCCCCCGCGAATCAGCTTGATGAAGAACTTCCCGGTTTCCGGATCGGTTCCGTAGGTGGCGTCGATATGACCGAGAATTTCATTCACGAACGTTTCAACGTCAGACTGGCCCGACCACGTGAGCGATAGCCCGAAACCCTCGTCGTAAAGAACGTTGGCGGCATCTGTGAAGCTGGTGTCGTCGATGGCGCTGCCTGGTAGGGCCATTCCCCATTCGGTGTTGGTCAGACACTCACGAATGATGTGAGCGGGGTTCATGTCCCGATCCCCGTCAGAGTAACGTAGCTGCTCGATCTTCAGAGAAAGTCCACCCCGGTTGTACAAAATGTTGTCGTAAAGCCACAGGGTGTACGCTGTTGATCCGGTGAGCTCAACGACGGTACTGCTGTTTAGCGCAAACGCCTCTTCTTCCGTCATACCTGAGATGTCGAAGTGCTGTGTAATCGCGCCTTCGGCAGTCTTTATGTTCACGGCACACCACCACAACGGATAGCCGGTCGACCCGGCGTACTCACCAGAGCCAGAACCGTAGCCTGACCACCGCGACCAGGCGCGGAACGTTCCCTGTGTTATCGATACGCGCAAAATGTCGTCCGGGCTGAACCCCGATACCGTATACGCGTCCACAGAAGACTCGGGGTACACGGCTGCGTTTTGCGCGTCAAAATCCCGAGATGGGTTGAGCAAAACCGCATCGTAACTCGGGTTTGAACCTGGATTTACTATGGACGCCTTGGTGGGATACCAACCGGACTGAAATATCCGCTGCACCTTCGCCCATACCGTATGCAAGTACGGGTAGTTATGTGACCACAGGAAGCCCTGACCCGGAGCGCCATAGAAGAACAGGCTCAGGATGTCTCGAAAGCCGGGGCAATTGCTAGGCGTTCTACCAAGGCGTGTCGTCAGGTGCGTCGGCAGCACTTGATCCGACCGCCCTTGCAGCACGGAAACGGCACCCAGCAGCCCTCCCTCCTTCTTCGGCCCGCCGAACAGGTTCTGCTGGTCGATGGTCAGTTCCGTGTTGGTCGACTGTGAGCCTTTCCAGACGGACTTTTCCTTGACGAAGAGTTCCAGCAGCTTGTCAACCGAGTAGCAAAAGCCCAAATGGAGGGACATCTGGTACGCGGCGATCTGCTGTTTTGCCTTACCGCCCTTACTTCCCATTTAGCTTCCTCTCGATGACGCTGATTACAAGCGGGTCGCCCGTGTCGTACAGAACTTGGGCGTCGATCCCG